AAGAAAGATCCTCCCAATAAGAAACTATCTAATGGAAAGGCTAAAAATAAGAAAGGCCGTCCATCTAAATATAATGCAACGCTATTTCCAAATCAGGCTTATGTAGCATGTGCAGATCTTGGTGCATATGAAAAGGAATTGGCAACTTTGTTTGGTGTTACCTACGAAACAATATTACAATGGCAGAAAAAGTATATCGATTTTTCTTTAGCTATAAAAAGAGGAGTAGTTGTATATGGCAATAAAGTAGCAGTTAGAAGTTTGAGGAAATTAATGAAGGGTTATGATTATGAGGAAGTCAAAACAGAGGAAATTACATTAGCCCAGGGAAAAGGGGAAGATAGAGTATATGTTCCTGCAATCAAAACAACTAGAACTTCAAAGCATGTTACTCCCAATATGGGTGCAGTGGCTTTTCATTTGAAGAATAAATTAAGAAATGGTGATCCTGATGATCCCGAGGATACGGGCTGGAAGGATTACAAGGCAATTGAAATTGGGAATTTAGACGATAAGCCTTTGACAATTCGAGTTACGGTGGAGGACGATGGTGGCTGAGCATAAAAGAAAGAATAGCAAAAAGGAAATAGGCATTAAGACCGAAACGAAAATAATTTCCAATTCTGGTCCTCTTATGTTTTGGTGCAAGCCGAGAATAAAATTTGACTGGAAGGATATAAAGGTTTCAAATGACTGATTCCCGGATCGATATAAAAGTTTCAAGCAAGGTGTTCAACAAAAAATATTTGCCATATTTGAAAGAGGAGGTTAGGACACAGATATTCTTTGGTGGAAGTTCGGCAGGGAAGTCGGTTTTTTTAAGCGACAGGACTATATTAGATTTGCTTGAGGGAGGCCGTAATTATCTGGCAATTAGAAATACAGGGGTTACATTGAAAACGTCTATATATAATGAGTTGTGCAAAACAATAAGTCGTTTCAATGTCAGCAAGCTTTTTAACGTCAATAAATCTGATATGACTATTACTTGTGTAAATGGATATCAGGCGATATTGAAAGGGTTGGATGATGTTGAGAAGATCAAATCCATTGTGCCACAGAAAGGGGTCTTGACAGATATATGGATTGAGGAAGCTACCGAGACCCAGGAAGATGATTTAAAACAATTAGAGCGTAGGTTAAGAGGAGAATCCAAGAAGTCTAAACGAATTATCCTTTCTTTTAATCCTATCATGAAAACTCATTGGATATTCAAAAAGTATTTTGCAGGTCGGTTCTATGATGACGATAAAATCTATCATGATGATCGGATGTTAATTCTTAAGACAATATATAAGGATAACAAATTTTTGTCTGTTGATGATAAAATTCTGTTGGAAGAGGAGACAGATGAGTATTGGTATAATGTTTATACCTTGGGAAATTGGGGAGTCTTGGGAGAGGTTATATTTAAGAATTGGAAAGTAGAGGATATAAAACCAGACCTGATAAGAACATTTGATAATTATAAGAATGGATTAGACTTTGGTTTCTCTTCTGATCCGGCAGCATTCAACAGGACCCATTATAATAAGAAGAAGAAAACAATTTATATACTGGATGAATTACATGAGTATGGATTGACTAATCCTGTTCTGGCCGATTTGATAAAGCCTTTGGTTGGCAGGGAAACAGTTGTATGTGATTCTGCCGAGCCTAAGTCCATTCAGGAATTGAGAGAACATGGAATAAGTACCGTTGGTGCGAAGAAGGGGCCAGATAGTGTTAATTTTGGTATCCAATGGTTGCAGCAGCAGAATATAATTGTAGATCGTAAGTGCCAGGAAACAGTAAATGAGCTGACGGTGTATCAATGGAAGAAGAATCGGCAAGGGGAAGTATTACGACAACCCATTGATAAGGATAATCATCATATAGATAATCTTCGTTATCAGTATGAAGATGAAATGCCTGGAAGAAGCAGAGCTGGTGTATGGGGAAAAAGATAATGGTAGCAGATCAGATACCAATTCCTGATAAGAAGAAAGGCAAAATAATGAATATGATGGAGTCTCTTCGGTCGATGGCTTCTGTCCTTACAGAGAGAGCCTCATTGGCGGCCAGGATGGGTAAGTCATTCGGGACAAATAGGGATTTGTATGCTGCCTTGGGATACACTAAATTTCCAACTTTTGATGATTATTATTCTAAATATATAAGGCAGGATATTGCAAAGGCGATAGTGGAAGCCCTGCCTAATGCATGTTGGCGAAAAAAGCCTATTGTAACTGAGTTGAATTCTGACCCTGGGAAGCTCACCAAGTTTGAGGAAGAATGGAATACATTAATCAAAGATTTTTCTGTATGGCATTATCTTACCAGAGCGGACCGGATAGCAGGTATTGGTCAATATGGGGTTATGTTAATCGGATATCAGGATGGCAAGGAATTGAGAGAGCCTGTTGAGAATGCAAGCGAACTTCTTTATCTTCGTCCCTATAATGAAAACAATGCAGAGATTTCTACTTGGGTAGAGGATTCAAAAGACCCCAGATATGGTAAGCCTGAAACTTATAAATTAAGGATTAGAACAGCATTATCAAATAAGAGTACTTCTACAAGCAATGTTCTTGTTCATCATAGTCGAGTTATTCATATAGCGGAAGGGTTAACAGATGATGATATCCTTGGGACTCCAAGATTGAGGCCTGTTCTTAATCGGTTGAATGATCTTGATCTTGTGGCGGGTGGTTCGGCTGAGATGTTTTGGAGAGGGGCTTTTCCCGGTTATGGTTTTAAACAGGATGCAGATGCCACAATGGACCCTCAGGATATGGATGATCTTGAGGATGAGATTCAGAAATACATGCATAATCTGGAAAGATTTATCCGGTTGAAAGGTATCAGTGTTGAGAATTTGACAACTCAGGTGGCTGATCCTTCTAACCACGTGTCTGTGTTAGTAGATCTTATATCGGCAGCAACCAGAATCCCTAAGCGGATATTGATGGGGAGTGAAAGAGGCGAACTTGCCAGTTCCCAGGATGAGAGATCATGGGACAATCGTGTAGATGAGAGGCGAAGAGATTTTTGCGAGCCTATGATCCTTAGACCCTTTATTGATGATTTGATTAGCGCCGGGGTTCTTTCTTCTCCTGCGGAGGAATATGTAATTGTCTGGCCCGATATTAGTGTTCCTACGGAGAAAGAGACTGCAGAGGTTGTCAAGATTAAAACGGAAGCATTTGCAAAATATGTTTCCTCTCCCGGTGCTGATCAACTTATTCCCCCAGAGATATATTTGAAAACTTATTTGGGGCATTCGGATGAAGAGATACAGGAAATGATGGAGCTGGTTGTTGAACCGGAAGAGGAACCAGAAGAAGAGGAAGAGGAATAAATGCCACAAGTAGCAAGAAAATTAACATTTAATGCAGTATTAAAGCAAGACCCCTCTCGGACAAAGACTATTCGGGATGCCTTTGTTCGTGAGGTCAACAGGCGATTTGCTGCATTGAAAAAGGTGATTAGAATAGCAATAGTGGATATGGATTGCTTTGGCCTTAGTCCTGTTCATCTTGCATTGTCCACAGCACAAGCAAAACAATTGATACAGGAAAGGGCATTTGCCTTCCCACGAGCCTCCGCTAAAGTAGAAGGATTTATGGGATGGTTGAATGAACAGGAACAGAAATTCATAATGTCAAAAGGGGCCGGTGGGATACAAGTTATTAGACGGCCCGGAACAATACAGGGGGTCAATGCAAGATGGACAGATGTCTATATCCAATCTGCATATCAGAAAGGAATAATTAGGGGTAGACAGGAATTAAAGAATGCAGGGATAGAAGTAACCCCAATTAACAAAGTGCCTGGTGGGATATCAAACGTATTTAATCAACCTTTTCATGCTGAGAGAGTAGGATTGTTGTATACTCGGTGCTTTAATGAACTCAAGGGTATTGATATGGCAATGGATCAGCAGATTAGCCGTGTCCTTGCCCAGGGGCTTGCTGATGGCAGAGGGCCAAGAGAAATTGCAAGATTGTTAAATGATCGCGTCAGCAAGATAGGGATTACAAGAGCCAGAACAATGGCCAGAACAGAAGTAGTTCGTGCTCATCACATGGCTAATATTGGGGAATATAAACAGGTAGGATTAGAAGGTGTCAAGGTTAAGGCAGAGTGGGCAACGGCGGGATTTGGGGTCTGTCATATATGCGCGCCGATGGAGGGGCAGAAGTTTACCCTTGATGAGATACAGAGCATGATACCTGCTCACCCAAATTGTCGATGTACTGCTTTGCCGTGGAGGAAAGAATGGGATGAGCCCTTAAAATAAGAGTAGTTTTTTAAACCCTTATATAATGATATTCTTTTTTAAAAAACATTGATTCTCGACGGTAAAACAAAAGGATTTTAACGGAAAGAATGGGGTATTTGAGATGAAACTTCTAATAGTAAATGGCCAAATTAATAATATCCAATCCAGGATAGAGATGTTGGATGGAAAAAGACATCTTGTTGTTCCATTGGTAGCAATGGTGCAAGGAGTTCATCATGGGTCAGGTGGACCGGCTCTTTATCTGGAAGAGGATTTTGCAGAATATGTTTCTTCTTGGAATGGGGTTCCTCTTCCGGTTATGCATCCAAGTGTAAACGGAGAGATGATGTCCGCCAATACTCCTGATGTGATTAATAATCAATCGGTAGGTAGATTTTTTAATGCACGAATAGAAGATCATAAATTGAAAGGGGAAGCTTGGATTGATATTGAGAAGGCAAAGGCCATTGCTCCTGAGATATTGGAGATCATAAACAATAATGGGAAATTGCAAATCAGTACTTCTCATTGGTCCGAGGATGATTTTACTCCTGGGGTATGGAACGATGAAGCCTATGATGCGATTGTTCATAATATAAGGCCTGATCATATTGCCCTATTGCCAGGAGTAGAAGGGGCTTGTTCTTGGGAAGATGGTTGTGGTATTCGAGCAAATGTTTATGATGTTCGTACATATCGATCATGGGACAATATGATCCAGAGATGTACCAATTCTAATTCTCCTGATTATGCTCGTTATGGAGGAAGAGGGATCAGAGTAACACAATTATGGAAAGACTCGTTTCAAAATTTCCTTACCGATATGGGGGTTAGGCCTGAAGGAAAAACTTTGGAGCGTAAAAATGTTAATGCTTGGTATACTCCTGGGAATTGTAAGTGGGCTGATCCTGTGGAACAGGCTAACAATAGGAATCCTCCCAGGAAGACAATACAGCAACAAATAATTGCACAAAATAAAGAGAAAGGAGGTGAAGTAGATTTGGATGTAACAAAATTGTTAGAGTTAACAGAGGAGAATATTACTCCTTTGGAAGAGGAAGGGAGAAAGGATGGTGCTGTTCTAAAAAAGATTAAAGGTGTATTCCTGCGAATGTTTGGGGCACATGGTAATGAGCTATCCCACGATGATATTAGGGAAAAGCTGGGTGCTATGGTTGATGGGATGGATGTTCCTTTTGAAACAAGTCCTGGGAAAATTCATTTTGTGAAAGAAGTGTATGATGATTCTTTTGTGTATGAAGTGAGACAGGAAGGACAGCCGCCAAAACTTTTCACTCAGGAGTTTGCAGTTAATGCAGAGACTGACATCGTTGAATTAAAAGGTCAGCCAAAACCTGTTCGCGAAGAGACGAATTATGTTGCTCTATCGGAGGAACAGAAACAAAATAAAAAGGAGGATGAAATTATGAAAAGGGAAGAAGCAGTACAGGCCTTGATCGCAAATAAAGGGAATGCGTTCTGCGATCAAGATAAAGATTTTCTTATGAAACTGGAGGATGATCAGTTTGATAAGATCAAAGTTTTGTCCAGACCAGTAGAGAAAACGGCAGATGAGATCGCGGCAGAGAAAGTAGAAACTGACAGACTGGCAGCCTTGGAACAGAAAAAGATTAACGATAAGAAAAAGGCTGATGAGCCTCAGACCACAGAACAGTTTTTGGCAAATGCTCCGGCAGAAGTCCGGGAATCTGTGGAAGCAGGTTTAAAAATGATTAAGGACAAGAAGGACTCTTTGATTACTGGTCTGATGGCAAACAAAGCTAATAAGTTTACCAAGGAAGCTCTGGAGACAAAGCCGGTTGAAGAGCTTGAGAATCTCGCCGCTCTGGCCCATGTAGAGCCTGATTATGTAGGGGGAGCTGGTTCAGGATATTCAGTTCCAAAGATAAATGAAAGAGCTCCTGATGGTTCTGGTGTTCCTAAGGTGAAGAAAATGAAGTGGAATAAGGATGGTTCGCCTGATTATGATTATTCGAAGGACAAGGAAGCAGCGTAATTATGATCCTGCTATAAACGGTAAAATAAAGTAAAGGAGGGATAGAGATTATGGCAAGTAAAACGATTATTTTAAAAGGTACTCCCAAACAAGAAACATGTAAAATTGGGGAGGCAAGTATGTATCCCGGAGCATTGGTAGAAGAACTTACTGCCAGAACTGTTACCATGCATGCTACCGAAGCTGGTAATGCAGAGAAGATGTTTCTTATTGAGGATGCTTTGCAAGGGAAAGAGATTTCGGATGTTTTCACCAATGCAGCTCAATGCCAGGTTGCTCATTGTAAGTCAGGGGATGAAATTTATGCTTGGTTAGCGGATGGTGAGAATGCTTCAGTCGGAGAAGCTCTTGTCTCTGCTGGATCTGGTGGAGACTTGCAATGTTTTAGTGCGTCTCAAGACTTCGGTTCTGATAACACCGGCAATATATATCCTGACGCTATTGTTGCCTATGCTTTAGAAGCAGTTGATTTGGATGGTTCTTCTAATACTGCGCATAGTCGGATCAAAGTCAGGGTTGCGTAAACAATAACTTTACATGGATAAAATAAATAAAATAAGGGAGGAATAAAAATTATGAAAGATCAAGCACAAGTAGAGTTCATTCAGTATGGAGAGGGAGGCGGTTCAATTGCTAAAACGCTTTTGAAGAGTAATTTTGATCCTGAAGCCCTTCGCTCTAATGATACATTACTGTATGATGAGTGGAAGGCTATTGATGAAGCTGTCTTGCCGGCAGCTCAGGAAAGAATGGTCGGTATTGCTGATCTTCAAAGTAGAGGGTTAACTTATAATATCCCTAATGGGATGTCAAAAACGGTATTGGCATATCAGGATGCTGGCGATATTGAAGATGCTGTTTTGAGTATGGAGGGCCTTAATCAGAGTCAGAGGGATCGCCCTGAATATGGAACCAAATATCTGCCCCTTCCTATAATTCATTATGATTTTTGGTTTTCAATAAGGGAAATTTCAGAAGCACGGGCAGGGCGTATGCCTCTTGATACTACTATGGCAGAAATGGCTGCCAGAAAAGTAGCTGAAAAGGCAGAGGCGATGTTATTCCAGGGTGCAGATTCATTCAATTATGCCGGAGGAACGATTTACGGATATGAGGATTTCACACATATTAACTCGTGTGCTATTACTGCTAATTGGGATGATACTGGGGCAACCGGAACTACCATGCTTGCAGATCTTCGGAGGATGAAGCAGATGTCTCTTGATGATCGCAATGGTGGGCCCTGGATGGTTTATGTTCCTGGTAACTTTGAGACGGCCATTGATGCCGATTTTAAAGCGGCTTCGGATAAATCCATTCGTCAAAGACTTTTGGAGATGTCTGGTATTATTGATATCAAGGTTTGTGATTACCTGACTGATGATAAGATTATTATGGTCCAAATGGCTTCCAACACAGTGCGTCTTGTAGAAGGCATGGGTCTTACAACGGTTCAGTGGGATACCGAAGGGGGCATGAGGATTAACTTTAAAGTCATGGCGATCTGGGTTCCTCAGTTGAGGGCAGATCAGAATAATCGGACCGGGATAGTTATTGGTGCTGTTGAAGACTAAAACATGAATGATAATAACCTTTAATCAAAAGGAGTTTAAAAATGGCATCATTATTATATCGCTTGGTGGGAGGTAAACACAGGACGGTAAAGGGGCATACTTATCGAGCTAAAGAGGCTGGTAATGACATTCTGTCTTTGACTCTCCACCAAGCAAAAATTTTAGGGAAGAGGGTTCTCCCTTTGGATGGCGAAGCTGTGGAAGAGAAAATAAAAAAAGAGGATAAGAAGATAAGGCCTCCTGACGAAGTCAAATTAAAGGCTATTCACAAAGGTGGTGGTCGATATAATGTGATTAATCAAACAACTGATCAGCCTATCAATGATAATTATTTGACTAAGGCAGAAGCAGAGGAATTGGTCGATGGCAAAGAAGATATGGAATCCCCCAAAGATCTGGAAGAACCAAACAGCGATCTTATTAGGCGGAGGTCCAAGTCTGAATCAGATTGATTTTGATCTGATTAAGGATCGCCGGATTATAGCATGTAACAATGCTTATGGCAATCCTTTGAATGATATCAGAAAAGATGGATGTAGATATACTCCCAGAGACTGGGTTGATGTCCTTTATTTTGGAGATACTAATTGGTGGGATTGGCATAAAGAGAATTTGAAGTATTTTTCTGGTCTCAAAGTTCATTCTATAACGTCTCTAAAAGATAAGTTTGGGACAAAGCGTTTGATCAGGGGTAAGCCCAAGGGAATTGAAACAAGGCCGGGATATATTTCTTGGAATAAATGTACTGGATCATCTGCGATTAATTTAGCTATTCATTTTGGAGTCAGCCGAATAATTCTTTTAGGATATGATATGCGTAATATTGATGGTTCGAATAATTGGCATCATAATCATAGAAAAAGAGAGGATGATCCTTATCCTGAATATCTCACGTGTTATCCCAGTATTGCTAAAGATGCTGAAGAAATAGGAGTGGAGATTTTAAATGCTACTCCTGGTTCGGCTATTAATGTCTTCCCTGTTGTTAAGCTTGAGGATGTGTTATGAGGGAGATAGGATTCACAAATTTAGAGTCTCAATTAATCCTTCCCAAAGAGGTAGACTTTATTTCTTTAGAGAAAGATTTTAATTATTTAAAAGCAATGAATACGTCCATTGCTAATACAGAAAGGGCTATATTTGATACTCCAATATCAATAGCAATGGCAGCGTATAATCATGCCCAATATATAGTTGATGCTATTTATAGCGTAGTTTTTCAGACACATAAAAATTGGGAGTTGGTTATTGTTGATGATGCTTCAATTGATAATACCCAGGAAGCGATCAAAGAATGTATCAAAAAATATGGGGTTGAGGATAAAGTTATAGTCATTAAAAACGAGAGTAATAAAGGATATGGCTATTCTTTGGACCTGGCGATTAAGAGTTGTTTGCATAATCTTGTTGTAGTGCTCGATTCTGATGATGTGTTATATGGGGATCAGGTTTTTCAGAGTTGTATTCAGGCACATAAAAATAATCCACAGGCTTCTTTAACGTATAGTAATTATTATCCGTGTACATCAACTCTCAGAATAAAAAGCAAAATAGAATCAAGGCAAATTGAGCTTGGAGAATCATATTTTAATCCTTTATTGGTATCAGATGATAGTGTGAAGATGAAGCTCAAGATAAGTCATTTAAAAACTATAAAAAAGTCTTTCTATAATCTCACTTCAGGGATAGATCCCCTTCTTCGAAAAACTATTGACAAAGATTTGGTTTTTAAATTGGAGGAAGTGGGAGACCTTGTGTTTATCGATGAGTTCCTTATGTTATATCGCAAACATGCTTATTCAATGGCAGCTAAGTATAGTCGAGCTTCTTTGACTCAAAAACAAAAAGTTAAAGATTCGAGGCAGACTATTTTTGTCAATGCTCTGAAGCGTAGAAAAGGAAGGTCTATGAAAGTTGTTCATGAAGGGTCTAAACGCGCTGCTGTTTCTCGTATGTTTCCTTATTGGAAAAGTCATGAAATTTCTTTTGTAAATCGAAGAGATCAGGCAGATGTGGTGTTTAGTATATCCCGCATGGCTGCAAGATCCAAAATACCTATTTTAGTTAGGATAGATGGGATTTATTATGATAAGGCAACAGATTTTTTGAAAAGGAATGAAGGGATGGCCAAAACTCATTTGCTTGCAGACGCTATTGTCTATCAAAGTCATTGTTCAAAGGCTCTCTGTGAAACGCATCTTCCTTTAAGACATACCGATAATTATGCAGTAGTTTACAATGGAGTAAAACAAGAAGATTGGTATAATCCGGTAGAGCATTCGGGAATAAATATAGTGTCTTGTTCAAAATGGAGAAGGGTAAAGAGATTATCGGAGATCATAGAGATCTTCCAGTTATTTCGACTTCAATATCCCGAGGCTATTTTGCATATAATAGGTCCTTTTGGTAAAGGATCTAAGCAGATTAAATCAAAGAATGTAATATATTACGGGGAGAAGAAAGAGGACAAAGTAAAACAAATAATAAATCAAGCTGATATGTCCCTTCATTTTTGTAAAAAAGATTCTTGTCCCAGTAATGTAGTTGAATCAATAGCCGCTGGTATCCCAGTAATTACAACCAATCTTTGTGGAGGTGCGGCTGAGATGTGTGAGCTTGCTCCTGGATGTGAGATTGTCTATGAAGGGATACAGGACTATAAAGCAGACTATATTTATGAGGAATCATATAATAATATGACCGAGTCGGTTAAAGAGGATGTTGTCGAGTCAATGCTTCGTATACATAAAGATAAAGTGAGAGTCTATTTACCTGAGCAGTTGAGTATTAGCTATGTAGCAGATCAGTATCTGCAATTATTAAGAGGGTTAATAGCATGAATTTCTGTAGAGATGAAAAAGTAATACTCGATAAAGTTCGTGATGGGTATTCTATTGCTCGTTACGGAGATGGTGAGTTTAAAATGATTAGAGATCTTCCTATCACTATCATGCAGGATTATCATCCCGAGTTGACAAAGAAATTACAGGATGTCTTTTTAAAGCCTCTTGATAAACTTATGATAGGCATACCGGATGTTCTTTGTGATCGACCTTTTGTCTCTGGGATAACTAAACAAATCAATAGGTATCTTGCAGGTAAACCAGCTGAATCTAAGAGTAGTTTCATATCGTCTTTTATTACTCGACCGAGTCTTATCAACAAGGATAGCCAGGCTTATTTTGAAAAAATCAAAGATGTTTGGAAAGGAAGGGAAATAGTCCTTGTAAATTTTAATCCTGAATTAACAGATCATTTTTTATTTAGGGATAGTGATTGTATTTTTCTACAAATACCAAGAAATAACTGTTTTTTTATGTATAATAGGATTTTTGAGGAGTGCAAGTTTCAGTTCAATCGAGATTATTTATTTATATTATCAGCTGGTCCTGTGGCTACAGTTCTTGCTTATGATTTGTGTAAGGCAGGAGAACAGGCTTTGGATATAGGAGCGTTTGCATTTGAATATAGCTTGTTTAAAGACGAAAGCCCAGAGCAATGGAATTATCAAGATGCTTATCGAAAAGGCAAAAGGGGTTATTTAAAGGGGATTACAGATGGGATTAAATGAACAAATAGTTATTCAAGAAGAGAAGGTTAAAAAAGCAGCCAAGCGAGAGAAAGCAGCTCTTAGGGGTCTTGAGAAAAGCTCCGCATATATTCCATTAAAAGATCTTCAGGTTAATCTTGTTGTACAGAAAAGGGCTTTAACTGTTCTATTAAAAAAGCGATCCCAGAAAGATTTAGTGAACCTAAGTGATGTTGAGATTAATATTATTCATACGAACAGGGGTATTGAAGATAAGATAAAAGCGGGGATTATTATTGCTGATGGTAATTTGGTAAGGCTTGTTCGTACTTTTATGTTTTTCGCAGATTATTCTGATCCGTTATTACCTTTGTTAGATTTAGGCTCCAGAGATGGTTGGTTTATGGAGTTTTTAATTCAAGCTGGTTATAGTGATGTTCATGGGGTAGAGATATGTCCTGCAGCTATGAATTTTATGCGAGCACGAAAATTACAAATTAGGGAGTTAGATGTTCAGAAGCTCGAAGACGTTTGTTTGTTTGGGACTATTACCGCTTTACATGTTATTGAGCATTGCTCTAATCCTCAGTTGGCAGTAAATAACATCTGTAGAGCATTGAAACCTGTCGGGATTTTAGTTGCAGAAGTCCCTTTGGAAGCTTGTCCTTTTCCGATGAATTCAGCTCATTTCTCCAGTTTCCCCGAGAAAGAGGATTTCTTTTCTTTGTTTGATTCAAGTAATTGGGAATTGTTAAATCATCAAGTTGTTGCTAAGAATCGTACAGGGTCTAAAAGAACTTTAACTGCTATTTATAAACGGAGATAATTAATGCAATTAACAGGGAAAAACATTTTGGTCATAGGGGGCACGGGTTCAATAGGGGCGGAGTTGGTGAAGTATTTGTACGCTCAATCTCCTTCTCGGCTTGTTGTTTTTTCAAGAACCAAATCAAAACAACAACAATTGTCAAAATATTTTTCACATAATCCCATTGAGTTTATTCCTGGTGACGTGCGGAAATATTCGGATGTTTATCGGGCAATGGAGGGTATAGATATTGTTTTTCTTTTGTCTGCTATTAAGTATGTCCCGTTGTGTGAAGAATTTCCCAGTCAAGCTTTACTCACTAATTGTATTGGGCCAATGAATGTGGTAAATGCTATTCGGAATGGGAATTGTACAGTGGAGAAATTGGTTTATATCAGCACAGATAAAGCTTGCGATCCTGTTGGCGTTATGGGTCTTACAAAAGCTCTTCAAGAGAAAATTATGACTCAAGCTAATTTTTCTCTTCCCGAGACAGATGTGGTGGGTGTTAGGTTTGGTAATGTGATATCCCCTCTTTCCGAAGGTTCAGTATTTCCTCTTTTTTGTAGTCAGATAGAAAAAGGGATTCCTCTTACTATTACTGATCCAGAGATGACCAGATTTTATTATTCTATGTCTCAGGCGGTTGAATCTATGGTTGATTGTGTATTTCTTGCACGACAGGGGCAAATACTCTTACCTAAACTTAGGGCCTTTAAATTGGGTCATCTTGTCCAGGCTTTGATTGAGAGTGCTCATTCTGGGACCGTTGAAGTCATAGGCAAAAGACCGGGAGAGAAGAGTCATGAATCGATGTTTTCTCAATACGAAACTGGAAATATATTTTCCTTATCCGAGAAGTATTTTGTGCTTTCTCCCCATTCTGTTCCAAATATTTTGAATTTGGCTTTGTATTCATCCTCTGAGACCAGTGTGATGCCTTATAAAGAGTTGAAAATTTGCATGATTGAAGATGATCTTATTTAGTTAAGGAATGTCTTATGAAAATAGCTGTATTAAGCTTTAAGAGCAAATCTTCAAAAGTGATAGATCAGGTTCTGAGCCACTCACTCCTGGACTTAGGTCATACATTAACTGATCAAGTGTTAGCCGATGTTATTATTGCAGTAAGAGACTTTAGTAAAGTTAATTACAGATACTCAGATAAGAAATATATCTTATTTCAAATCGAACAGCAGGAGATGAAACCAGAGGCTGTAAATGATTTTTATGCTTTTAACCCTGATGAAATTTGGGGATTTGATAAGTATAATGAAAAGGAAGTGTATACTCCATTAGGATATCATCCTTGTTTGAGATTTGAGAAATTTCAAATAGAAGAATCGATTGATGTGGGATTTTTTGGCTGGCAACACGGTAGAAGAGAGGTTTTTTGGAATGATATTAAACATAAATATAAAGTTTTGAATACTTACTATGTCAATGAGAGGGCTTGTAATATTTTAAAGGCAAGGATCAATCTTAATCTTCATTTTAAAAAAGGGGCTATGTTTACTGAATGGGGACGAATATGTTTTTTCTTGGCTAACAATCAATTTTTTATTAGTGAGAGATTTTATTGCCCTATTGAAGTTCCTCAATTTATTACTGTTGAAGAGTATGATCACATGATCGGGTTTTATTTAAAGAATCCCAATTTACGAATTCAGCAAGCAGAGAATATGACTTATGAGTATATGAAGAATTACGACATGAGAGATATATTGAGGGAGAGATTTTGATGAAGCCTATTAACGAAGCATGGTTAATGCAAATTGATGTGACTAATGTCTGTGGCAGAGGTTGTATTTATTGTAGTCGATATGACCGGCATATAAGACTAGATCAAAGATATTTTATGGAGCTTGATTATTTTGAACAAGCTTTACAATCATTGAAAGATTGGCCTTCAAAAATAGGGATCATAGGTGGTGAGCCGGTTTATCATCCTCATTTTAAAGAATTGTGTTTTTTAGTAAGAGATTATTTTCCTCCTGGAGGGAAGACTTCTGTTATGTTGTGGACTTCCGGTGGGCCTTTGTTTGAGAAATATAAACCTCTCATTAAGAAATCCTTTAAACGGATGGGGTCTATTAATGAGCATAATTTGGAACAACAGAAGTTGCAGCAACATCAACCGACTACTATTGCTATTGGTGAAGCAGTGAATCCCGGAAAATATAGAGATAACTTAATAAACAATTGTTGGGTTCAAAAAAAATGGTGTCCTTCTATAACGAATAAAGGGGGATTCTTCTGTGAGGTTGCAGGAGCAATGGATATTATACTTGACGGCCCTGGAGGATATAACATTGAGCCGGGGTGGTGGAAGAAAATCCCTGAGCAATTCCAGGATCAGGTAGACAGATATTGTCTTAAATGTTCTATGGCTATTCCGATGAAAAGGCAGTTTTTAAATGATAAGGTTGAGAGATTTACTCCTAAATTAAAAAAAGAGTATGTGGAGCATGATCTTCCTGGTATGGATAAAGTTAAGGAATTCCCTGGTCAGTTTTCCATTATCGAAATTGAGGCTGCTAAGAAGGCCTGGGATCCCGGTAATTTTAGAGGTGATTTAGAGGAGGGATGCCCATAATGAAAACTCTTGAGATTAGAAAAGATTATCCTTTAGATAATTTCCTTTTGGCAATGCCAAATAGAATAAATATTTTTGTTGAAATCGGTAGTTATGGCGGAGAGTCCATGCAATCTTTTTGGGATACCGGTAAGATTGAATTTGCTTATTGCGTTGATCCTTGGGAAAATGGATGGGCATCTGAAGATCCTGCTGATCGTAAAGTGGATATGGCTGATATTGAAGTTTTGTTTGATCAAAAACATTCGGCTAATGATCATATTTTTAAGCTTAAGATGACATCAGAAAATGCTTGTTTTCATTTTCGAGGAAGTATCATTGACATGGTTTATATTGATGCAAATCATTTGTATGAATTTGTAAAAGAGGATATTCTTAGGTGGTTACCCAAAATAGTTTCAGGTGGAATTATAAGTGGTCATGATTACGGGTTCTCTCCTTGTCCTGGAGTGAAGAAAGCTGTTGATGAGATTTTTGGTATGGATAAAGTAGAACGATTTAATGATTTGTCTTGGATGGTAAGATTATGAAAATCGGGATCATTACAATGTGGTATAATGAAGGATTGTTGGCAGAGTTTTTTCTTCGACATTATTCTTTTGTTGATGAGATTCATGTTATCATTGATAAAGATACCAATGATAGGACAAGAGAGATTTGTGATCGATTTTTTAATGTGAAAACCACATCATTTGTATTTGAAGATGGATTTAATGATCAGATTAAACAAGAAAAGATCAATGAAGTTGTTTTAACAAAACGAGGATTCTTTGATTGGATTTATGTTCTTGATGCAGATGAGTTTATTTTTCCTCCTGTTGGCAGTGCAAAACAATATCTGGAATTACAGGATGGAGATGTTCTTTCCGCCAGAATGTGGCAAGTATATCGGCATTGTTTGGATAAGGATTTAAAAGTGAATGATATCGAACCTATATATCAACGGAGACATGGAGATCCCAGCCTTACGGGGTTTAATTCTTTTTGGATTAAGCCTGTTATTGTTAGACCGGATATATCTCCACAATGGACAAAGGGATGTCATAAATTGAAATCTCCTAAACAAATAAATTTTAGTTTTAATTATTTTCAAGGAACTCATTGGGCAAATGCAGATCCTGCTTTGGCGGTTGCTCGTAGATTAGCAAGTAAAAGCAGGCAGAGCCAAGCTAATATTAATAATCATTGGCAGGAGCATAATCATAATATTAGCAAAGAAGAAATATTAGCTTTTTGCAAGGAGCATGAAAATGACCCTCAATTATTCTGATAAAGGTGATATGGAAGCTCATTCTCTGATGATATATACAATTGTCAGAGGTATTAAACCTGATGCTATTCTTGAGATAGGAATACGAGGAGGTGTTTCTACTTTGACTATATGTCAAGCTCTTCAAGATGGTGATATAAAGACAAAATATCATTGTTGTGATATTAATGCTTCCGCTTTAAATGTACAGAGGAAAACTAATGTTCCTTTAACCTTTCATATTATGTCTTCAAATAAATTAGCTGAAAAGTGGGATCAATCAATAGATTTACTTTTTATTGATGGATGCCATGAGTACTCACAGGTGAAAAAAGATTACTTGAATTTTAGATCATTCTTAAGGCCAAATGGATTTATATTTTTTCATGATACATATCCTCCGTCAGAGAAATATATGACAAGTGAGTATTGTGGAGATGCATATCGAATATTAGATGATTTGAAAAAGGATAAAACAATTGAGTTTGTGACTTTTCCTTATTCTTATGGGTTAACAGTATGTCGAAAACTATCTTAAGTCTCGAACATGAGCATAATAATTGGAGTTGGACTTTCATTGTTCAAGAGATTTTAAAAGGTCTCCAAGAAGAATATGATACTAAATCAATTGATATTCGTGATTATAGAAATGCAAAAAGAAAAGGAGCATATATTTTGGCACAGAATATAAAACATTTAGATAGAGTAGCAGATAAAAAAGTGGTCTGTCGTTTGGGAGGTAATAAGTCTTTTGATGAAAAACCTTTTGATCGAAGTTTCTTCTATTTGAAGAAAATGTCAAAGTGCTCTGCTATTGTGGCTACTAATAAAAGACTGGAGAGTATAGCACGATTAGTCCATGATAGAGTGTTTTTAATTCCTAATGGTCTTGATTTGGAAGCTTGGACTTATAAGATTAAAGATTCTCATAGTCCTCTCGTGGTGGGATTCTCAGGTAATGTAAGTTCAAAAGAAAAAATCAAATATAAAGGATATAATATTATTCGAGAGGGATGCAATACTCTGGGTATCCATCTTAAAGAGGCTCTTTATGGAAAAGGAAAAATATCATA